CTATATAGTAAAAAATATATATAAATAAAAGACAAACCCCAAAACCAGCCAAAGGGGGTAGGGGGGAGGGGGAGGGGTAGGGGGTCAGGTACCCTCCCCCACCAATGACCAGCTGAGGGGTTAAGTAGCTGATTCTAAACAAGTTAGCCGCCGAGGGGGCAGAACGCACCCTGGTCGCATCACGGTCGCACGATGGTCGCACCATGGTCGCAACATGGTCGTCAATCGAGGGGTATATTAGGGAATTCTACCTGATCCCATTCCTGGGAATTGCGCGATATTGGGACGCCATGTCGGTGGTGGGTGCTGAGGGGTGGGAGCTGAGACGTTGAGGTTCCCCGTCCCCAGCTCCCCTAGACGCACGAAAGGCCGGGAGTTTCCCCCCGGCCCGTCGTGTACGGTAGGTTGTAGGTGCGGTGCTACTCGACCGGCAGGCCCTTCGCCACCCGAGCGGCCACGACCTGGGCCTTCGCTTCCTCTTCCGTGATCCCGAGGGCGACCGCGAGCGTCTTGGCCGCCTTGTCGATCGTCTTGCCCGGGCCCTCGTTCTCCGCCAGGACCTGGGTCCGGATGGGCTGCCGCTGGGCCAGGTCGGCGGCGTAGTTGAAGTACCCGAGAACCGAGGGCACTCCGCGCTTCTCCTCGCCGTCTTCGTCCAGAACCGGCGCCGTGTTGCCGTCGCAGTACCCGAGGGCACCCTCCAAGTCGAGGGCCACAAACTTCTGGAATTCGCGCTTGACCTTTTCCGTCTTGCCGGGGACATCGACCGACACCGTCGCCGCGATGTACTTCGCGTGGCCTTCGGCAACCAACGAGTCAAGCTTCGCCTTGTCTGCCATGTGATTTTCTCCGTAGTGTCAAAGATCCCGGCCCCGATGGCCGCGATTGATACCCCCAATATAGGGCCGCCCCCCACCTTTGTCAAGGGGTATTTTCGCCCCCTTGAAGATTTCCTGGCCTCCCGCCCCTAGCCGGCCTCCCGCAAACACTCCCTACCGACAAAAGTCATGCCAGGACAAATCCGACCGTTTGAATCCAAGCGGCTGTTTAGCTCATCCAACCCAATGGATTTAAGGGATGTACTGCTCCCAAGCGGCACGCCCCCCACCTATAGTGGTGTCCCGGAAGGGTCCCATGTCGGGCGGCGGGGGGAAAGGTGTTCCACGAGGTGGAAAAAGAATTTGAGAGTGGGTCCCCTTTAGGTCCCATCAGGTACTGACAATGACCAGACAAGACAGGGATTGACAAGATGAAATCAGAAACCGTTCAGGTTTCGGACAGTTAATTTTCTCACTTGCTAGGGAAAATTTCCCTTGACAAAGACGACATTTCGGCCTATATTATAGCCAGGCAAGGTCCATCCAAAAGGACGAAACGGGTCCCATGTCAGGCTATCTTACTCACGATCTAGCACGACAGAGGCTCGAGTCCTCGTTCAATCTGGCGAATCTGTTGCGGGGGAGAGTCAGGAGCGAGGTGAGGGAGGAAGGATCCGTAACGATTGATAATCCTCCTTCACCAACCCAACCCACTCCTGACTCTCCCATCGAGGTAATCACACCCGAGATCGTTGAGACTCCAGTGGGTGAAATCCGACCGCTTCACAATGGGGGTCGACGGCCAGGCGACACAGCCCTGACCGAGGTGGAGCGGGTGACAGTAGGACTGTTAACTAATCTTGTAGGTGCGAAGGCGGCGAGCGAGATCACAGGAGTCTCGAAGGGCCATGCTCATCAGCTAGGTGAGGGACGATCAACCTCACCCACTCCAGGCAGGGACTCCACCGCTACAGAGATGAAGCAGCAGATCGAGTCTCGCTTAGGTCAGGTGAAAGCGAAGGCGATCGAGAAGCTGTTGAAAACGCTGGATGCGGTGACGGATGAAGGAACGGCTCTCCTCAGCGTGAAGGATGCGGCAGAGGTGAGCAGCAAATTGGCCTCTGTCATCGATCGAACGACTCAGAAGGATAGAGATGGAGGGAATATCGCTCAGGTCGTGATCTATGCTCCGAGGATCAGGGACGAGTCGGAGTATGACGTAGTGACGGTAGCTGCAGGAAAAGGAAGGTAGAGATGGATAGATTGATCTTGTACGGAAGGATTCTGAGGGAACTGGCAAACGAGGTGCTTCCCGCTGGTCAATCCTTGTACGACGTGGACGGACGGGTCCTCTTCGAGATCCGTGGAGGCGATGGAGGAGTCGTAGCAAACTGCATCTCTTACGTTGTGACCACGAAAGATGGGAACTACTTCAAGAACACCGTCGAGTATTCTCTCAATGAGCTCAATAAGCTCTCAGTCAAGGGATTGACAGAATATCTCGAGAAGAAACTCAAGGCAACGTCGGACGAGTTGATAAAGTTGGTGAAAGATCCCATCGCAGTAGCCAGGGCAAGGAAGGAATACGAGGACGGACTCAAGGCGGATAATCCCTAGTGATCGAAGTCGAAGATGCAGTAGATCGGGTTACTCGGACCTGGAGACCTCACGCTCGGCAAGAGGATTTCATCCAGATCCCAGACTCGATCTTCGAGGGTTTCTACGGTGGGGCAGCAGGGGGAGGTAAGACAGATGTACTCCTCATGCTGCCCCTCTTACGTCGCTTCCATGAGAGGCCAAAGTTTCATGGGTGTCTGTTCAGGAAGACGTTCCCTCAACTCGAGGAAAGTTTAATCTTCAAGTCGCGGACAGGGATAGGCAAGAATGGTCCCACCTACTACGACTTCGGCGGAAAGTACAACGAGCAGAAGCACGTCTGGACCTTCCCCTCAGGAGCGGCGATCCGACTCAGCTACCTCGACAAGGAAGACGACGCTCGACAGCACGACACCGCGGAGTACCACTACGTTGGTTTCGATGAACTCACTCATTTTAGTGAGTTTGTGTATACTTACATCCTATCTCGTGTACGTACTTCTGATAAATCCCTACCCACAATTGTCCGCTCAGCGTCGAACCCAGGGAACATAGGCCATGCTTGGGTCAGAAAACGATTCGTCGAACCATTCCGCCTCGGAGGCAAGATTATCCTTGTCCCTCTCGAGGGCGGACGCTCGACTAAAGCGATCTATGTCCCCGCCAAACTCACGGACAACCCGTTCCTCACGGACGAAGATCCACTCTACGAAACCCGACTCTACAATCTTCCAGCGGCTGAAAGAAAAGCAAAGATTGATGGCGACTGGTGGGTCTTTGCTGGTCAAGTCTTTACAGAACTTCGGACTACTCGACTGCCCCTCGAGCCGGAGAACGCACTCCACGTCATCCCACGATTCGACATCCCATTCTGGTGGCCCAAAGTACTCGCCGTTGACTGGGGTCACCGTGCAATGGTCTACGCCTGCTGGGTCGCCTTGTCACCTGAGGGTCGTGCTTTCGTATATCGAGAGTATTCCAAGTATAAGATGTCAGCTCTCCAGTGGGCCGCTGACATTGCAAGACTCTCTCAGTTTGATGAGAACCTTGTCGAGACTACACTCGATCCTTCAGCGTGGCAAGAGCGTGGCCACGGTAAGACGATCGCTGATCTGTTTATGGAAGGAAGCGGCCTCATCCCTTCCAAGGCAGATAATGATCGACTCGGTGGGAAGGCTCTGGTCCATGAGTTTCTACGATGGGAGCCGAGAGATACTAAGTATGTACCAAAGACAGGTTATTCAGCAGAGACAGCTAACCGTGTCTTTAGGATGCACGGTACCAGAGGGCTCGAGGATTACGAGCGGCTCTTCCGACCCGAACCTCCCGAGACCGAGATCCCACGTCTCCAATTCTTCGACGACTGCACTCTCCTACCCGAGACCCTCCAGATCTGCGTCTACGACGAGGGAAAGACCTCCAAGAAAAAGGTCGAAGACGTCAAGGAGTTCAGTGGGGACGACCCGTACGACACGATACGATACGCGTTAAAGGCGATAGACGCATATCTCAGGTCGGCTCAGACCACAGCGAATAAGTTCAAGGAGATCGGAAAAGTCGTAGAGCAGTTGAAACAGGATAACGATGTCACTTCCTACTACATCCGTATGGCAGCAGTTGAAGCAGCTAATCGGGATCCAGGATCAGTCGATCGAAGACGATCCAGCTCTTATTGCCCTTCGACTCTTAGAAGCACGGTACAGTGAAGAAGGACGGATCTACCGAGAACAGATCGAAGGTCTCAAGGAAGACAAGCAGAAACTCGAGAGAGATAACAACTACCTTATCGGAAAGCTCATGCTCGCCACGGGACTCGAGCGCTTGGATCTGGAAACTGTTCAGGAACCGAACGGTAAAGAGGAACCTCAGCGAGCAACACGGTCAGGTAGTTGGCTCAGAGCAAAACAGGCTCTGGAGGCTGAATCTCGACGTCAGTCCAAACAGGACTCGGAAAATAACGAGGTGATTCATGGTCGACAGTAAGTCGTACCCGAAGAAAGAAGTGAAGGGGAAGTTCACACTTCCTCCCCTTCCAGAACTACTCCCGATCGACTTCTCCGACGTGAAGAACATGAACCGGTCTCTCGGCCTCATGTCGATCCCTGGATTCGGAGTACCAGTACTGGGTCAGCCGGCATTGCCAGGATTTGGGTCCTCCAAGGCGGCGGCTCCCCAAATCGACTTCAATCAGCTCATCCAGATCTTTGGACCGATCCTGGCGGGTCTGATCCTGCAGTGGATGACTCCGAGAGTTGTGGCACCAGCACCAATCCCCATCCCAGTTCCTCCTCCGATCGCTGCTCCTCCGACTCCTCCTGTCGCTCCCGTTCCTCCTCCGGTTTCAGAGAAGAGAGTCATTGCATCACTCCGGAATCACTGGATCGGATGGGAGGATTACTCGATGCGTGCGGGTGAGAAGCGTGCCTTCCATCACTCGATCAACGCGTCGAAGATCATCTCAGGGCAGGAGCTGGTCGGACGTGGTTATCGAGGGCACGCTGACGTGACCCCTCTCGATCAGTGGGGGAAGCCTTTCTTCAATTCGGATCTCGGACGCTTCCCGGACCTGTTCGCAAAGGATCCAGGTCTCGTCCATCAGGATCCGAACGGAAAGTGGACCTGTGGTGAAGGAAACAACCGGATCAACCACTACATCATCATCGATGGTCACGAGTATGGCCCGATGGGTGACATGGTGGAGGGTCGGGGCTGGGAAGAGCAGCCCTGGGCTGGACTCACCTCCGAGACCGACGACGGTGCCATGACTCCGGTTGTGCTCATCAACTACGACGTGCCTCTTGGCCAGGAAATCTCACTTGCCTACCGAGCAGGTTACGTCGGATGGGACGGCAAGGAAATCCCATCCGATCCGACGAAGGCAGTCCGAGTCAAGGCCTGGGAAGTCGTGGGACAGGAGGCGTAGATGCCTCACTCAGCGACGTTCGTTCTCGTGATCACAGCGTTCATCTGCACGATTGCGAGTGCCTGGAATCCGAGCAAGGTACCGATTTGGATCCCGGTATTCCTGTTGTGCGTGATCGCGTTGCTCACGATCTTGCCGAAGTAGGAAACGATGTCAACTGAAGCCCTTCCAGTGGTCGCACCAGTCGAGGGGGTTGCTCCCGATCCTCTCGACGATGCGATTCTCGAGCTCGTGAAACACTACTCGAAAGAGGGTGAGAGCGACCGCGAACGAGTGATCCGTACGTGCAAGAGGAATCACTCGTTCTGGAAGGGCATTCAGCGTATCTTCTGGGATGACCAGATAAAAGATTGGAGGGTCCCCGAGGTTGGGAAACTGGAGGCGTTGGGTCTCGATCAAGACGCACTCAACAGGATCATCAACATCTACCGGGCTTGGGGAGAGTCAATCATCTCAGCATTAGGTGTGACTGTCCCGAAGAATCGGTTCTTTCCAGAGAACGCGGACGTGGTCGATGACGTGATGACTGCCCGCGCCTACTCGAAAATCAGCGATCTCATCCGTATCCAGAACGACATGAACCTCCTATTCCTGGAGGCCTTGTTCATTCTCTGGAATGAGCCATTCGTAGCCTTCTACAACTGTGCCCACGCTTCATCGGAGTATGGGACGATCACCAAGAACACCTACGGTCTCCAAGACCAACCCTACACTTCCTCTTATTGTGCTGAGTGTGGTCAGGATGGAGGAGAAGCTCCCGAGATTCCATGTCCAGCGTGTGGATCCGATCAGCCTCCTGTGATGGAGCAGGGGATGCAACAAGTCCCTGCTGTGGTATCCTCAGAGGAGATCCCGAAATCTCGAGTCCATATCGAGGTTTATGGTGCGCTGAACGTCAAAATCCCCTACAACATCAAGAACATCAAGTCAGCTCCTTATCTCCTACTCGAGATGGAGATTTTCAAGGAGGAGCTCTGTTCGATTTATCCTGAGCTAGCGTCCAAGATCATGGCGAAGGACGACGGCTCGAGTGCCAGAGCAGCGAGGATGAACTCGGACTCGACAGATTCAGATTCGGGGAAGATGGCGACGGCGACCAGGGCTTGGTTGCGTCCTTGGTCTTTTCATTGGTTGAAGGGTGAATCGACTCACGCAGATAAGGTCGAGGCGTTACTCGAGAAATATCCTCAGGGTCTCTATGCGGTCGTGATCGAAGACATGGTCGCGGAGAAGGTACCCGAGAGTCTCGATGAACATTGGACCATCAGCAAGTCTCCAGTATCTCGATCGTTACACGCGGACCCAATGGGAGCACCAGCCGTCCCTATTCAAGAAATGTACAACGAGGCTATCGACCTGACGAGCGAAACAATCGCTCAAGGTGTACCAGAGACATTCGCAGATCCAAATGTGTTGAATTTCGGTGAGTACGCTACGAAACGAGCGGAGCCAGGGAAAATCTCACCTGCTCGTCCTCGTCCTGGGATGAATCTCGAGCAATCATTCTACACGCTCAAACCAGCGGTTCTCAATAAGGAAGTACCAACATTTGCCTCGGACCTTCTCCAAGCAGGCCAACTCGTTACGAAAGCATTCCCCTCGGTCTACGGTGGGTCGATGCAGGGGGGATCAAAGACTTATGCCGAGTACGAGAAGTCTCGGACTCAGGCATTATCCTCACTAGGTACCACGTGGATCATGCTCAATTCAGCCATCGCTGAGCTGGATGAGAAGGCAGTTGAGGAGTATCGTGCGTCGATGCTCGAGGATGAGCACTTCACTCAGAAGATGGGTGGAG